CCCGCGTCTCAGCTCAAGCGTTGGGCGTCACCACCGAAGCGCCTCTTTTATCCTGCTTCCCGTAAGCCCTACCGCCCTGCAGCCCTTCTCTGTCGCGTAAAAAAAGACCAAGCGGTCGCCTGGCGGGCCGCCCACGAGCAACCCGGCATTTACCATTTCCGTCAACTCCTTGATGGTCTTCTGGTCGCCCGCGCAGGCCGCATAATGGTTCCGGAACCCCCACCTTTTCTTCGGGTAGCGCCCTGGCTCCGCGCCAAGCATGTGCCGCAGCTTGTCTTCCTGTGATTTTGTCAGTTCCATGATTCCTCCGGGGCAAAATCGCCCAACCCGTCTCCCCAGCCGACCGCGGGAAGCGCCGCTATTATGGCCCGGCCAGGTGGCGCGGTCGGCTGGGCTCTGTCGTTAGCCGTCATAGCATCCACATGGTTGCCCCATGCAAACGCTGCCAAACATCTTTTGCTGCGCGTCATCGGCACAGATAAAATCCTTCCAAGACCACGCACGGCCCAGCCCTTTAATGCTCCTGAGTTCAGCGTTGTCTTCTATCGCAATGGCCCGCTCGATCAGATCCGGGTGGTTGGTCTGGAGGTGCAAAATTTCATGGGGTTTCGTGTTCGGGCAAAAGAAACAGGCGCTTTTCCCCGGTCGTGGCAAGCCAGCGCGGTCAATGGCTAAAATGCACCGCTCACGGCTCCACCCCCATTCAATCAGCGGAAAAATCTTGTCGTATCCGCTGGCATATTTCAGCGTTCGCGACTTCCGGCCAGGCTCCCCGGCGTCAAAACCAAGGAGCACAGTTACGTTTTCCAGGCCCGAGGTCTTTAGCCACTTACGAAACGGCCTCAACTTGTACTTGTCCGAGCACGACGAATATCCGAAAGTTGCCGATGGCAAGCGGCCATTCGTCAAGCACTCCCGCTCAAGGCTGCCGTGCATCCCGTCATTCCGGACAACCACCACCGCAGGGTATCCGTGTTGCACCAGCCAAGAGGAAAACAGGCCGACAAAAGAATATGTCTCCGGCTTCTCGGCTCCAGTGTCGGCAAAGACAACAGCATCCAGGCGCAGTCCACGGCAAACCCATTCAATAATCATGGCGGTGCTGTTTGTTCCTCCGCCATACGAAGCGACCACGGAACGGCTAACAATGCTCTCCACCGGACCGCGAGGATCTATGCGTTTTTTATTCTGGTTCATTGGCGCGGTCCGGTGAGTTTAAGCGTTGGGTTGCTCAAGATTGCACGGGGTGGCCAGTCCCTTTTCCTGTTGGGTTTGCCCGCCAATCGCGTTGTAAAACCTTTTCGATCACTGCCGAAATTTCCTTCTCAGCATCTAACTCCAAAAATGAGAGCAGTTGCAGGCCATAGATCAGCACATCGGCCACCCCATCGGCAATTTCGGCCTTGTTCATGCCGTTCACGCCGCCCCGGATTCCCTGCATCCCTTTAAGGACGTGGTGGCATACCTCTCCGGTCTCTTCAGCCATGCCAAGAGCACACTTCAGCGCGGTATCCTCTGGGGTTCCGAAGTTCCGGTCTTGCCAGTCCGAAAGTTCTTTCTGTCGCAAGTCAATCATGTAATCCTCCATCGTTATTTCGGGGCAACCGCACCCCAACAAAACAATCAACGCGGACGGCTAAAGCCGCCCGTTATTTCTGGCGTTGGGCTTAGCCAGCAGTTGGTGGTTCAATATCACCTGTAATCATAAGCACCGGGCTACTGAACATATCGATCAGCCGCGCGTTCATTTTCAATATCTTTTCGTTTTGCAAAAGTATGATTTCAGTCATTCGAATTACATCTTTGTTCGGTCTGATTATCTCTTTATCGCCAAGTCTAATTTTCTCATGCATCGCTTATCCTCCCGGGCATTATCGCCCAACAAATCACCTCAGCTCGACCGCGTGAAGCACCTCGTTGTTTCCTGCACCAGCCGGGGCGCGGTCGGCTGGCCTCAAGCGTTAAAGGTATTCAAACTCAATCCGCGTCACTCTCTGGTATGGTTGCCCGCCCATCTCGCGGCAGAACATTTCGACAAACCACCTGCAGTCTTTTCCTGGAAAACCCTCGCGCTCAACATCGTCCGGGGTGATATCGGTCAATGGTTCTCTCCAGGCAGAAACCACCCTGATCATCCCCAAACGATTTATCTTTTCCCCAGGCTTCAACCCCATGCACTTCTCGCAACCCATCAGGACATCCCTCGGCCTTCAAGTTTTTCCAGCCAAGGCGGCGAGTGACGGTCTTTGTTCTGTTTTTGAACTGCTCTGTCGTCAAGGCAAAACTGATATTTCTCGGCATCATCTCACCCCAAACAAGGCCAGCAGATACTCCCGATCCTGGTGCCGATTGCTGTTGGCCCGGTACACCGTGAGCCGGTCCCACAGCCACAACGCCTGGCTGATCGAAAGTTTCATGATCTTGTGGGAGAGGGCTGTCATGGCCAAGTGGTTATCAGCTCCGGTATGCTCCGCCAATATTCCGGTGATCCGTTGGGAGATACCCGCAAGACGGCCCGGCTCCAAAATCATCCCATCGGTGTACGCGAGGAGCAGCCGCACCTCATCCTCGTTGAATCTGCCATCTATCATTGCCTCCAGGCCCAGCAAATCGAGCAAGGCATGGTAAAACATCAGGTCGCTGCTTACCTGGCCGGAAAGAGCGTTCTGCTTGTTCCCGTAACGGCGGGCCAGTTCATCCATGGTCTGTTTCGGGATGGTCAGGCTGTTTTTTTGTTTTTTCATCTCTGCTGGTTCGCTTGCTATCTGTTTGAAAAATCGAATATAACCGTTAGTTTTTGCCTTGTTGTCAGGTGGGATGATTTATTGTGGCGGTGGCATAATCAAACTTCCTTTTTCAAAACCACCACGAAATCAGCCGTGGAGGCATACTGGTTGAGCCACTCATTCTTCGCCTCGAGCATGGCGGCGATCAGCCTGTCCACCTTGGCCTGATCACCGCCCACCATCTCCACTAACCCAGCGGCCATGGTGTACACCATGTGATCGTAGCCCGCCTCCAGGGCCACAGCACGGCCGGCCAGCTCCAGCTCCACATCATCGCGGGGAATGAGCTTGCCCTCCGAGGCCTCCCGTTCGATTTTCGCCTTGAGGGCCTGCTCCTCGGTGCGCACACACTCTGCCCGGAGCTTTCTCTCCTGCAGCTCGGATGTTTTCTTATCCGCCGCTTTCTGGCCGGTGGCGCCGGACTGCAGGTGGAGATCCGCATAGCTGTCCACATCCTTGCGGCGGAAAACCCCATCTTTTTTGATCAGCAGCCGCGTCCGCACATGGTTCGAGAGGGCGGACTTCTCGATTTTATAGCCCCCGGCCTTGAGGTAGGCCAGCACGTCCTGCTGGGTGGCAAAGGTGTCCGTCGCGGCCTGTTCCTTTCCGTATTTTTCCATCAGATGCACTTCCTGGTCGGACAATGACCGCTTCGACTCTTCCCAGATCTTCTTTCTGGCGCTGGACGGCTCATCGCCATAGGCCTTGGCAGCCTTGAGCACTGCCTTGTAGTGGCCGGCAGAGTCGGCAGGATGTCCCGGCAGTCGCCGGTTAAAATATCAACGGTCATCACTTCACCCCGGCCTGAGCTGATGGGTGGCCGGCAGTGATGGTCTCGACTTCCGCCATGTTCGCCCGTACCAGTGCCTCCGCGATTGGTGGGCAGACGCTGTTGCCGCACTTGGCAACCTGTTCGGTTTTGGTGATCGGCTTGCCGTGAGAGTCGCGGTCGATGATGTAGTTGTCCGGGAAACCTTGGGCGCGGTACAGCTCCCGAGGAGACAACATGCGCATGCCTATGTCGACAATCTGGTATTCCTCGCCTTTGACGGTGACCAGGCCGAAGCGGTCTTTCGTGGTCAGCGTTGCAATTGGCTCCTTGATGTTTGGCGTGACATCAACTCCGTAATATTTAATCAGGAAGGCACGGACCTCACCGACATGGGTGCCGCTGGCTGTGATGGTCGGGGCTGGTTTGGTGACCGCCTGGCCATCCTTGCAGGTTCCGCGCAGCTTGACCAGGTGGGAGGTGACCAGGGAGTCTTTACTTTTTCCGGTTACGGTGCAAGCCGGATCGGCAACGTCTGCCCCGTTGCTCTTGCCAAAATGCCTGGCCAGGTGCGCTGCGACGATCCCGGTCTTGCCCATGCCGCCGGCGGTGATCGTGCCAACCGGCTCGGCTGGCGAAGAACCGACGCTCTCCCCAAAGTGACGCACCACGCTGGCCGCCACGAAAGAGTGATGATCGATGGAGGTAACCGTTCCGATTGGTTTATTCAGGTCGGAACCAACCACCCCGGTATAGTGCTTGGCGAGGAAGGCGGAAACAACCGCGTGCCTGTTTTCAGTGGTCTGTGTTGCCAGTGGGCGATCCATTCTGGCCCCGCGTGCATCCTTTGCGGATTTCGCACCGTAATAGGTGGAAACGAAAGGGGTCACAAGCGCAAATCCGGGGGCTGCAGTCACAGTTTGGAGAGGATCATTGATATCCTGACCTCTGAACGCTTTATAATACGAGGCGGTGTGGTTTGACTTGACGATGAATGGCTCTCCTGTCTCCACAACATAGCGCATGATACCCTTGGCGATCCTCCGCATGGTAGCCTCGGCAAGCGGCCGCTTGCGCTCGAAGATTGAAGGGCAGGGGAGAGTCCAGTCGATGCACTCGGCAGCAGTGCGCCACGGTTTTAACTTGCCTCTTTTTACCGCCTCACTCTTCGGATCTCCGTGGGTGGGTTCCGGCCAGACAATCGGCTGGCCATCGCAACGGGCGATCAGAAAGAAACGCTTGCGGATGGTCGGGGCGCCGTAATCGCAGGCCCGCAACTCTCTGTGGTCAACTTCATAACCGTGGCTCCGCAGCGCATTTTTAAAACTCCGGAACGTCTGTCCTTTTCGTTTCTTGTCCGGATAGCAGTCGCCATTCACTTCGGTAACCAGCGGGCCCCAGGTGACAAACTCCTCGACATTTTCCAGGATGATCAGCCGGGGCTTTACCGTGGCCGCCCAACGCACTGCAACCCAGGCGAGGCTCCTGATCTTTTTTTCAACCGGCTTTCCGCCGCGGGCCTTTGAGTAGTGCTTACAATCCGGGCTGAACCAGACGATACCAACCGGACGACCCCCGCAAACCTTGCGCGGGTCAACATCCCACACCGATGCGGGATAGTGGCGCGTGGCGG